GAGAAAAGAGATAAAGACAATGTGTCTTACTATTATCCTTATACATCAAAAGTTTCAAAAGGTGTTAGAAATCTTTATATGAGTATGATAAAATCATATGCACTTAAGCATGAAATAGTAGAATCATCTATTCCAAAAATAATAAACACAAAGAAAGTTAAGTTTTTAGAGCAAGGATTGGATTCTTATGGTAAGTGTCGAATGTTACGATTTAGTATTGACAGTAGTAATGTGACAATTCTTACAGATCCATTACAACCATTTGTTATTTCAGCAGCTATAAACTGGGTTGCTACAAAGACAACAAAAGAAACTGCTATAAATTTGGCAAATGCTATTGGAATTCAATTTTCAAGCCAATGTATTAAAGGAGGTGTTCTAAAGGAGATTTACGGAAAATTCGGTGATGTAAATATAACAATTCCGGTTGTTGATACTGATAAAATGAATCTTCCTGAAGATAATGACAGGATAATTATTCAAACGGGCGATTCTTCTTCTCTAAGTAATTACAATGAATACAAAAAATTAAGTCGTTATGTTGTAGAATATATGTTATGGTTATTCTCTAAATATCTTAATGAAGATTCTGAGACACCAAGCGCGGAAACAATTGATAGTTTTGTAAAAAATAAATTAAAGATTATTCCGGATTTTAAGTACGGAAATGTAAAAACAATATTTAGCGAAACGAGTGGTGTCATGAAACAAGGAAAATTGATAGTCAAGTCAGAAGAAACTCTTAAGAGACTTGTTTATATTCTCAGATTATCATTACGTCGTTTCAGAGAAAAAATAGAAAGGTATCACGAGAGTAAAACCATTGATAATTTCTATTTGGATGTTACTGATTTCGATCAATATCCTAGACAAGTCATACTGTATGGTAAAGATTCAATAAATAAGTGGAACAACGAAAAAAATAACAAACATGTTATTTATGATTCTGTTCAATTTGATCTTAATGTTCCTTATTTTTTCAAAAACACAAAGGTAAAGTCAGGTACTGTTTTTTTGGCTCAAAACACTCATACTTTGCAAAAAGCAATGGAAATTGGAGAGACATGGGTAAAATCTGGATTTAACGTTGATGGTGAAGCGAATGGAGATAGAGTTGCTTCGTTTGAATTTAAATTATATAGATACATCAATTCAAATGACATTGTTTTATATAATGTTGAAGGTACTCCAAACTCTTTTAAAATTAGAGTTTTAGGGTGGAAATACGAAGGAAAATCTTCGTTTGCAGTCTTACTACCGCTTTAGAACGTTTTTCAAAAGATTATATATTTATTTTAAAATAAAAGTCTTATTGCTTTTATTTTTTTGTGTAATTAAAAAGTTCGGAGGAGGAGGAGCAAAATAAAAAAGATAATCCAAAGGAAATTTTCTACGAATTTTTGAAATTATTTAGAAAACAAAAAAGGAAAACTTTTTTGCTCCTCCGAACTTTTTGAAAATCCGGATGAGGAGGAAAAAAAGATTTTTTGGAGAAATGGCTTTTTAAAAAGAGTCTTACACACACACATTTCAAAAATTTTTGAAAAAGTGACTTTAATCAGAAAATAGTGACTATTTTCAATTTTTTTATTCTAATTTTATTCATTTTTATTCATTTTTTATTTTATCAAAGAAAACTGCTATTTTATGTAAATAAAAACGAATATTTCGTTTAAAAAGCAAATGAATAAATAAAAAAATGGAACAATGCCCGTTTTGCAATAATATGTTTGGAAATACTCAAATGCTGAAACAGCACCAAAAGAAAACCAAATATTGTTTGAAAATACAAGAAACTAAAGCAAAAGAAGATGCTGATGCTAAAGAGAAAGATGAAATAATAAAGCTTCAAGAAAAGACTAAAGAAATAACTTGTCAGTTTTGTGGTAAGCAGTTTAAAACTAAATATTTGTTGCGTAGTCATCAGACACAAGCCAAATATTGTCTAAAAATACAAGAATCTCAAAATTCTGAAGAAATTATAGCATCTTTAGTTACATGTACTTTTTGTAAAAAAAAATTTTCAAATAGTAATTTTAATAGACATGATTCATCATGCAAGAAAAAAAATCAATCTATTGTTGAAGAAATTGCAAAATTAAAGGATGAAAAAGCGGAAAAAGACAAAGAAATTGCAATTCTAAAAATAAAAGCCGAGAAAAATCACGAAATTAGCTTAATATATAAGGTTGCTGCAGAAAAAGCACAGGCAACAAACAACGAACTAGCTAAACAACCGACTTATCAGAAAATCAGCACTAAAAATATTCAGAATAATTTAATGATATCAAGTCTTACTCCTCTTGATTTAAGTCAAGCTCGTGTTGACAGTATAATAGATGAAAAATATACTAAGAACGATTTCTATGAAGGTCAAAAAGGAGCTGCTCAGGTAATTCACAAGTATCTTGCTACAGATTCAGAAGGCAAAGGTCAGATAGTGTGTACTGATACAGAACGTGGTACATTTCATCACATTGATGTTAACGGTGAACACGTTGTTGATTATAAGAATGCTCATTTGATAGATAGAGTACATTTACCTCTTAAGAGAAAAGCAAGTAAGTTTGCATCAGAAGAATGTGTAAAAAATCCAACTGCTTATAAAGAAATCATTATGAGTGAGAGTTCTATCAGAGAACTAGAAACAAAACCAGGTTTGTTCAATAGAACAATGGCAAAACTCACAGGAAAGAATTGCGCCAGACCACTTATTACATCATCTGATAAACTAAATGATTTGAGAATTACAGAAGAATTGTTAATAGAAAATGCAAAGTTCTTAACAATAGAACATATATTAAGAGGACCAGAAGGATACGCTGATTACGCTTTATCTTATCCTTTAAATGATCGGCTTATCGAAGAAGATTATTCAAATCCTATATTTGTAAAGTATAAGGATAGAAAAGGTGATATAATAACAGATTATGGAGGAAAGATGTTGACAAAGATGTTATTGGATTCAGTAAGAGAACGAACACATGAGTTAATAGAATCAAATGATAATCTAAAAATTGAGTGTTCGGATATAGAAGATTCTACTTTTCAGGATGAATTCATAAATATTTTGATGAGCAATATATAGACAAAAGAGTTAAATCATAAAAATGAAATTGATATTAAAAAGAACAGTTTTTAATATTAAATAAAAATGCCACCAAAAGCTGTTATTGACAAGAAACGTTATCAAAAGAAGGATCCTATTGAGCATATTCTTTTGCGACCGGATATGTATGTTGGTTCGACGCGTTTACGTGCCATTACAGAATTTGTAGCTGAACAAAAGCAAGGTGAATGGAAAATTTATCAAAAAGAAATATGTACTTCACCTGCCATTTTACGTATATTTGTTGAAGCTCTTTCAAACGCAATTGACAACGTAGAAAGAAGTCGCAAAACTAAGACTCCTTGTACTATGATTAAAGTATCTCTTAATGCAATTACCGGAGAGACTTCAATCTGGAACGACGGAGATGTTGTACCTATCGAAAAAGACACAGAACAAGATTGTTACAATCACAGCATGATTTTTGGACAATTGCTTACGGGTAGTAATTACGACGATGAGGAAGAACGCGTTGTATCTGGTCGAAATGGCCTTGGTATCAAGTTGACAAATGTTTTTTCAACCAATTTTAAAGTCAAAGGTTGCGACCCAAAAGTGAAGAAGACACTTTCTCAAAAATGGTCTAGAAATATGCGTGACACAACTGGCCCAGAAATTGATAAAGAAACTTGCAAAACTGGTTATACAGAAGTAACTTGGACACCAGACTTTGTTCATTTTGGTTTGAAAAAAGGTTATACAGAAGATATTATTCGTTTGTACTCTCGATACATTATTGACGCTGCTATGTTGTCTAAAATAGAAGTATATTTGAACGACGAACTTATACCTATACGGACTATCGCGCAATACGCTGCTCTTTACGAAACTCCTACAGATGAGTCTCTTCTCATCAAGACAAAAGATGCTGAAGTCTTGATTACACCTGCAAAAGAATATCAATCAGTTTCATTTGTCAATGGTGTATACACTCGTTTAGGAGGACAGCATGTTGACTCTTGGGCAGAAGCACTATTTAGACCAATCGTTGATAAGTTTAACGGGAACAGTGCAAAGAGTAAAACTCCTAAAATTAATATTACTGATGTTCGTCAATTTTTTAGGTTGTTCGTGGTATCTACAGTGGTTAGGCCAGAATTTGATGGACAAGATAAGAATAAGTTAGAGTCACCTGCTGTAGAGGCAACGGTTAAGAAAACACATATTGCCGAAATTTGCAAATGGTCAATTATGGATAATATTGAAGATATTATTCGTGCAAAAGAGATGGTCGTGTTAAAGAAAGCTGAAAAGGTTTCGAAAAAGACAAAAATTGAAGGATACGATCGAGCAAATAAGTCAGGTAGTAAAGACAGTCTAAATTGTACTCTTTTTATCACAGAGGGGCTTTCAGCAAAGACATATGTAGTTGCTGGAATCGAGGAAGGTCTGTATGGAAAATCAGGCCGTGATTGGAATGGTATTTTACCAGTACGGGGAAAGTTGCTTAACGTTAGAGATAAGCCCGCCGCAACAATAGCTGCTAACAAGGTTATTTGTTCATTGATACACGCTCTTGAGTTAAAATTAGGTGTAGATTACCAAGATGAAAGCAACTTTAAGAAACTTGCATATGGGAGGGTATCGATAGTTGCTGATGCAGATGTCGATGGTGTGCATATTGAAGGTTTAATACTCAATTTCTTTCATTCTCTCTATCCTACTCTTTTACAAAGAAATCAACCCTTTATAGTCAGTATGAAAACACCGATAGCTCGTGTAATAAAAAAGACAGGTGACTTGTTATTTTATGATGAGCGCAGATTTCATACCTTTCTTGGTGAACAAACCAGTAAATTGAATGTTAAGTATTATAAGGGACTCGGTACTACAAAAGCTGAAGATGTTCCTGATACTTTTGGGTTGAAGATGGTAGAATTTGCAAATGATGACCAATCTTTTACAAGTATGCAAAAAGCGTTTCACAAAAAGTACGCTGATTCTCGTAAAATTTGGTTAGAAGAATATAATCCAGAAGCTTACAGTTTCTCTCTTGATGATCAAGGAAAGACAACTTCAATGAGTATTACAAACTTTATCAACGGAGAACTTATCAAATTCTCACACGCCGATTGTGCCAGAAGCATTCCGAACGGAATCGATGGTCTAAAAGAATCACAAAGAAAAATTCTATATGCTGTAAAGAAACGTAATTTGAAGTACTCTGGAAACTCTCTCAAGGTAGCGCAACTGGCTGGGTACACAGCTGAGCATTCAGATTATCACCACGGAGAGAATAATTTGTTAGAAACTATCATTGGAATGGCTCAAGAATTTCCAAGCTCTAATAATATACCTCTTTTGTATCGCGACGGTATGTTTGGGACTAGGCTAGAGGGTGGTTCGGATGCTGCAAATGGCAGGTATATTTTCACAAAGATGGATGCGCTCACAGAACTCATTTTTCGTGAAGAAGATGAACCTATTCTAACTCATGTAAGAGATGATAATGGAAATTTTATTGAACCTGAATTTTACGTTCCTATTCTTCCGATGATGTTAATTAATGGCTGTTCAGCTGGTATTGGAACTGGATGGTCTTGTAAAGTGCCTTGTCATAATCCTCTTGAAATGATAGAAGCTATTAAGATTTGGATAGAAAATGATGGTGAAGTTTTAGTATCTGATCCAGATGTTCCAACAAATATTGTTAGCATGTTTCCTGAATTCACACCTTGGTATCGTGGTTTTATAGGAGATATAGAAAAGAATGGAGACAATCGTTTTGTCACATATGGAATTATTGAAGAAGGAAAAAAGGAAGGTACTGTTGAGGTTAAGGAGTTGCCTGTGTCTATGTGGACTTCTAATTTCGCAGAATTTTGCGAAGATTTGAAAGCAGATAAGAAACTCAAGACTGTATCAAATTATTCATCAACAAAAAAAGTTCATTTTGTACTCACAGAAGGAGATGATTTTAGATGCGATTTGGACAGTTTAAAGCTACACAGCTATCTTTACACATCCAATATGGTAATGTTCAATGAAAAATTACAGATAAAGAAACATGACACTGTAGACTCAATTTTAGACAATTTTTGCAGAGTTAGATTTGACTATTATGTAAACAGAAAAAGACATCAGCTTGATGCACTAGAGAAAGAGATTAGATATCTTGGAAATAAGGAGCGTTTTGTATCAGAAGTTGTAAGTAAGACTATAAATATTATGAATGAAAATGAAAGTGACATAATTAGTGTGTTAAAAGAAAGAACTTATGACGAAGATCCAAAGAAAAATGAAGGTGAAGGAGGTTATGATTATTTACTTCGCATGCAAGTTAGAACCTTTACTGCTGATAAGATTAAAGAACTTAATAAGGATATTATGTCTTTGAAAGAAAAATTGGAGGGATTAAGGGCTAAGAGTGAAAAGGATATATGGCTTTCCGAAATTGAACAATTTGAAAATGGGTATAACAGATGGCTTTCCGAAATTGAACAGGAAGAAGCAGTTGCTAAAAAACGCAGGGCAACAAAGACAAAAAAGTGAAGTAAAATTAAACAACTTAATATACTTATGTAATAATACTCACAAAAGTATTATTATAGACTTTTTGAGATTCTTTTATACACATTATATATCATTTAAAATTATGGCTATATAAATTCCTAGATTAGAAATAATCTTATTTAAGAATTATAGAGTACTAATAAAATGTATTCAATTGCATATGACACGCAAGTATCAGCAATGTATATTGAATCTGTAGAGAAAGCTAATGAAAATAGATTTGAACAAAAGAAATCTGAAAACGACACGATTATCAAGATGCTTTCAAAAATTATTACCCAAAATGAGGAAATTAAAGAAAAATTAAGTGTAAGCATAAAACTGTTTACAAGAGTGTTATAAATAATTATTATAATAAATAACTATGGCTACAAGTAAGTGTCATTGGCATTCATTAGATAATAATAAGAAAAAGACTCTTTCTGAACAAAGAGAAATTGTAAAGTCTCTTGTTGAATTATTAGAAATTGAGAAGAATATTCTTGAACAACTAGAACAAAACGAAAAACCGGAAGAAGCAAAAATAGCAGAAGCTCTTATTGAGGAGTTGTTATGTCCAATATCATACTCTTTTATGGTAGATCCAGTTATTCTTACTTCTGGAAAAACATATGAAAGGAATATAATAAATTCTGAGTTTGAACGACAAAAAGAACAACACCCTGAAGACATCTTAAAATGTCCATTTACATCGATAAAACAAGTTAGCGATGTTCTTATTCCAAATATACAAATGAGATCAATAACAGCTAAATTTGTAGAAAAATACAAAGGTATTAAACATACAGGTCCTAGTTGGAATGAAATAAGAAGATTATGTACAGATTATCTTGATGAACAGACACCTCAAAAAGTTCAGGAGCGACAATGCTCAGATGCGCAAAGGCTTGAGAAAGAGAGAAGGATTGAAGAACAGAAAAAGGCCGAAGAACAAGAATTCGAAAAACAGAAAACCGAGTTCAAAAGAAGAGCTGAATATGGATTTGAATTTGAAGAATTTTGTTTACTATATGGGGAATTCTTTCGGTTTTATCAAAATACTCGAAAACCATTGTATACTGGTTATGCAAATAAAAACCGTTACCAAAGAGAACATTACACGAATATGGAGATATTGAAAAAATGGGAATCTAAGAATACAAAATTACCAAGTACTAAAAAAATATCAGGGTGTTTATCCATATTTATGGAATATTATGTTAGAAAACTAGGAAATCAGCAAAAAGATCATTAAAAACAGACAACTCTAAGTGTCTTACATAATAATACTTACAAAGTATTATTATTTTCTTTTACATAGTCGCGTAATATCCTATACAAGGTGTATTAGGCGTGAGAGAATCAGTATCTATAATTTAAATGAGTTATTGTAAGTCTTGAATTGAATATTTATAAGTAATTTTCGTCAAAATTATTTTTATTTACAAATTCGATAACTCCTTGTATACAATCTTTGATAACATATTCATTCGAATATTTAACAAAACCACAAATTAAATCGTCTAATTCATCCAAAGACCATTTTTCTTGATTACCATTTTGAACATCAAATATAATATAATTATCTTTAAAGCCAGATATATCACTGTAAAATGGTCTAAATCTAATTTGTTTAGTATTATTAGTACCAATACCGCCTTCTGAACAATCTAAATATGGTAAGACAATATTAGTTTCTGTTTTACACATAGATAACCATTCTTTAACAATTTCTTCATTTGCGTTATTATATTCACATTCTTTTTTTAATTCTCCCCAAATATCTATATGTGGTTTAGTTACATATGGATCAATTCTAAATATTAAACGAACATAATGTGTATCCGGAATATTCATTTTATATATAATCTACATAAATTACGTAAAATTTGAAATTTTTTGAATATTACTTATCTGGTGTCCGTATTTCATAATTTTTCCATTACTAGAATGTAGTTTCTATAATTTTAATTGGAAAATCCAAAAATACAACCATTTCATAATTGAAGTTTCTAAAAAGAGGTTTTTGATTACAAATTTATTATTATGTATTATTTATAGCATTTCTAAAACTATTATATATAGAATTTAATCCATTTAATTGTCGAATTAAATTTGCAGTATCTGTTTCATCATGCGTTGTAAGTCCATCATCAATTAGTTTCTTTTCGTTGGCTAGTTTTTCATACATTTCTTCAAAAATCTTTTTACAAAGACGTTTTAAATTCGAATGTATGTCTTGATCTTTTATCATACGAATTAAATGTATTAAATCTGAAATATAATCCCGAACGCTCCATGGGTTCATAGGTTCTATATTATGGTGTACTATAAATTCTCTTAATGCACTCAATACACCTATATTATATCCATTAAAATCATTATTACTTATTATTAATTCTAAATTTTCACGTAGATTACTACGTTCTTCTTCTTGTACAAGTGCAATACGAGCTTGATATTCATCTTCGACACGTTGAATAAGAGCTCGACGTTCTTCAAGCGCTCGACGTTGAACTCGACGTTCTTCTTCGTGTGCAAGTGCAATACGAGCTTGATATTCAGCTTCTGTACGTTGAATATGAGCTCGACTTTCAGGTTCTGTTATAACAAAATTTGGATTTTGTTCATTATTTGGAAAATGCCATTGACTTTGACGTCCATTAGTGTAGTATACTCTACCTGGATCAACATTATTGCTAATACGTCTTTCCCATCCTATTGGAAGTGGCCGTTCGTCATTTTGCAAAAGGTCACGTGATTGATGAGGTGGTGAACGAGATCTATTTCGTACATTAAACATGTTTTTATAATAATATAATTATATTATTATATTTTCAAATTTATATTTATCAAGTTGTTCTATCAAAAATGTATAAAATTATAATCTTGCCGCTACCAGATTCATACGAATAAGAGCAACAGTTGCTTGCCTTTGGTCTTTTATGTTTGAATATCATAAAGCGACATTCAAATGACCCGTACAAGATACCCTTTTTAGCTTGTTCAGGACAAGAGATACAGATCGAAATAGATACGCATCTCCTAATGTCATATTATTTTTGTATATAATTTTGGCTTCTGCAGGAATTTTACGAAGCGGTATAGATATCATAAGTATTTGTTATCTCTTCAATCATTTAATATATTTAAACGAAAAATTATTTTAATATAATCATTGATTATATGCATCTTGAAACAGGTGATCTTATGTTGTTTACTGAAAAAAAATCTATAACAGGGTGGTGGTTATTAGATAAATGTATTGAATATTTTACTCATTCTCCTTATGTACATGTCGGGATAGTAGTTGTTGATCCTCCGTTTTTAGTTTCTACAGGAACATATCTATGGGAATGCGGTTATGAGGCGTGTGTAAATCCAGAAACAGGAAAACAAAATATTGGGGTTCGTCTAACTCCAATGGATGCTGTTATTTCTAAAGACAAAAATATTTATGTAAGAAAATGCAAATCTTACATATCAGACAAGGCTTTACAAAAAATTCATTCTGATGTTTTTTTGAAACCATATGATATGTGTCTTTCCGACTGGCTTCTTGCTACACTCAGAATTGATATCAAGCCGCAAAAGACTGATCGATTTTGGTGTTCTGCATTCATAGCATATATTTTTACTCAATTAGGTTGGCTTGATGCTAATACGGATTGGAGTATTATACGTCCATGTGATCTTTCTTCTTCGTCTACATATCTCTCTTGGAAGTCTAAATACTATGGACAAGATACACAATACAACAATTTACATCAAACTTCTCTTATATCTTGTTTGAAAGCAAAATTAGAAGCGTTGACGATTGATTATAAACAAAAATCTGATTCAGAAATCCAAGTGCCATTAAATCAAGGATTTATACACATTAAAGTTTCAGAGTTTATATTTGAAACTTCTGTAGTTGATACTGTCAAAACATATCCAATTATGGCTTTTACAAAGCAAAAATTTCTAATCAAGTATATTCTTGATATTCGAAAATCTCTTAATATTTTGACTACTTCATAAATATATTTATCTTTCGGTGTATACGAAAATAATGGTGTTGTGTTATACCAATCATATAAAAGCGGTTTGAAAATAGCATAGTATTTTCAAACGTATTTTGTCCTAACCGCTACTAGATTCATACAAAATTATATGAATCCAGCCCCGTAAAGGGGCTTCTAAACCATGTGTAGCTCCATGGTAAGAAGTAAATCGAGGCTAAAAAAATACCAAAAGGTAATTTTCTAGCGAAATGGTATTTTTTAGGGTTTGCGAAAAGATTTGGTTTTCATCCTGCCACTACGCCCTTAACCGCTTTAACTCGCCGTAATATACTTCTTACTTATAAGAAGCTTATTTTTAAATAACAATTTAGTTTAAAATTAGTAATTCATATGTAATGAAAGCAATTTTCTGATTAAAAA